GCGTAGTACTATCTGATACATTAGTAGTTGTAACGTTAATTGTTAAAGCGCTTCCTTCATTAATACTAGTAGCAGCTGGAGTTGCATCATATGTTGGAGAGGCAGAGCCAGTTGAAGTATCACTAATAGTAATTGCATCAGTTGTATTTACTATAGTACCACTTTCACTTCCAGTTCGTATTTGAACTTGGAAGGTTTCGTCACCTTCCGTTGCTGAATCAGCAGTTGGTGTTACAGTGAACGATCCATTGCCATTAGCACCAATAGTAAAGTCACCGCTTGTTGTAGAGAAGTCTCCTGTATTACCAAGAATCGTATAATGGAGTGTAGTACCATCTGCTACATTTGTTGTAGCAACGTTAAATGTTAACGCGCTTCCTTCATTAATATTATTAGCAGTTGAATCTCTTACACCCGCTCTCATCGAAGGATAACCAAAGAATGTTTCTGGATATATTCTTATGTAACGAGCCAAAACACTTGTAGTAAATGTATTTGTAACTTTAGTATTACTATCACTATTTCCGGTAAATACATTCTCATTATCTACCCAAGACCAATTAGTTCCATCACTTGAATATTCTACTTTGTATGATGTAACGTATTGACCGGCGCTGAAGTTAGCTCTTCCTTGAGTAACTACTCCAGTTATAGTCTTATTTGCGCCTAAATCTATTTGCATCCATTCACTACCTATAGTATAGCCACTCGCGACTGACCAAGCCCCTATTGAGTCTAACATTGATTGATTGTGGGGCGAATAGTCGCGATATAATGATGAATATGATCGATCTGATTCAGGAGGATTTACAGTTCTAGCGAGGGTGGTTGTATTATACGTTGAAACAGGACCGTTAATAGCAGTTGAATCGATAAAGGGATTAAAGACGTGACTAACTGACGTATTATTGACCAAAGCGTCAGTAGTAGTATCATCGCCCCAATCAACAGTGCTAGACCCACTAAACTCAGGTATTAATTGTATTTCTACACCATCTATTAACGCGCCTGCTCGCATTATAGGAAGGCCTTGGTAACCTGTAGGAAATATTGTTATATAACGAGCAGTGACTGGTGTAGCAAAACTATTATAAATCTTAGTATTTCCATCTCCTTCATTGTCATAGTTAAATTCAGCTCCACTGTCAATATCAGTAAACGTATTCTGATCAACGCTAAGTACTATTCCGCTGTTAGTATCTCCACTTCCATCACCAGGGTGTACTGACCAACTCGTAACAGCCCATGGATTATCGCTATTAGTAGTATCTGAAATATAATACTCATCACCATCGTTAACAAATTCCCATTTATTATCCGAACTTCTATATCTTATTGACGAATCGCTTTCACCTGATGCTACATATTGTATTTTACCGCCATAAGTTCCATTTACTTCATAGTGACTAACAGTTGAACTATTGAAATAAGTATCGCTGCTTGTTCCTGCAGCCATACCACTTACAGAGAATTGAATAGAATTTTCTATACAATACTCTACTCGGTATTTGTTAACATAATAGAGATTTGAATTTTCGTGGCCTTGAGCGACTACTCCAGTGACATTTTGATTTTCTCCTAAATCAATTTGTAACCACTCAGTTGTGTTCGTGGAGCTTATCGTACCACCACTCCAATTTCCTGGCCACCATCCATTCGACGCTGAATCAAGTACGCTAGACATCCAATTCCCGCCATTCGATGATGTCATTGTCCTTGAGCTATTGTCTGGATTCCTAAGAGTACCTAAAGAACTACTATCATACGTCAAAAAGGTCTCGGCCAAAGATTCTCCTGACCACACTGAAACAGATCCTAACCTAACATCAACAGCATCGGCAGTCCCTATTTTTATACTAAGCGCATCAGTTAAGTTCATAATCTATCTCAGCCGTAATATAAAATGTTAAAGTAAATAGCCATATTATCTATTTATAATAATTATAGCTATCACCTTCCTATAAGGTGTTTATTTATTCTTCGTCGTCGAACGAAGGCTGCACATAATATTCCAAGTCGTTATCTTTTATGTACGCTTCGATTTGAAGAAGTGTGCCAGTTACGACTTTACTTGTAGTCACAATTTCACCAACCTGCCCCATTGTTTTATCGAATATTTGATTATCATCTGATAAAACAATCGCGCATTTAGTCGCAGTTAAAGCGACACGGTTTATTTGTTCTGTATATTCTTGAATAGCCATTTTAGGTGAATCCGTTGAGAGTAAATCCTACATCCGCTAAATCATCAACCGCGTTGCCAGTTGCAACAGCAGAGTGTTTTCCTAGTAATTTTTGGTGATTTGCTAAGGTTCCAGTCGTTGTCCTATTCCACGTGCCTCGGTTATTACCTGCCTTAATTACTGGATTACTATATGTTACACCATTTACTGCAGTAGTTTTTGCCCATTGATTAGTCATATCACGAGCTGTTCCTGTTTCGCCTGATGTCCCAGTACCAGTGGCGGTAAACACAGTACCTACAGCACTATCAGCAGCACCAATATTTGTAAAGACAGTACCTGATGTTACAATTTTATAACTTCTGTTCGAGACAAAACTGCCAGCAGAAACAATTCCTTTATCTTTAAACGTATCGTAGAGTTGTGTTAAAAGTATTCTTTTCGAATTTTTTGAAATATTGGTTGAGTTTAGATTAAGTATTCGAATACTTTCGGGAATCGCACCTTCTATACCTTCAGCAGTGGTTATAGCGGTATTTTCTAATTCACTTGGCCCACTATAATTCAGCACTTTGTTTGCATTTGAGGCGTGGCCATACGTGTTTATAGAAGATCCAAAACTATCACTCTGCTTTTCAACATTATAGTGAGCTAAGCTCGTGAGAGTACTAAAATCCGGGAAGCCTATAGGACCATAGTCTGAGCCTTTCTGAATAATCTTAAAGTTCGTGAATGAAAGATCGCCAATGAAGCCCGCGACTATTCTTAATCTAATTATAAAAGTAGAACTAGGTGTCGCTGAAATATCAAAATCAATTACATTAGAACCTGGTTGTATATCAACTGATGTGGTTTGGTAGTACAAATCCACCTTAGAAATAATACTATCCTGTGTTGCTGTTTGCCCACTAACAGGGTTAACAACTACATCAAAAGTCACACGGTGTTTTCCAGCAATAAGGCTATTTGTAGAATCGACAAGGTGGATGAAGTCAGCATCACCGGCGGTAGTGGCGGACGTAGCTACAATCGTAAAGGTTTCTTCGTCTGTCTTCGTAAAAACTGCACCTTTTGCTAATGTGCCATCCCCAGCTGCTATTGTAGAATACGTTGTTCCCGTCGTGTCAGTCGTTGCAAAATTATTACTAAATGCTTTAAACTCTTGTATGCTTGTTGGCAACGGAGATGGCAAAGGCCCATTGAGTTCGTTTTTATCTAATCTTATGTGCGTACAATTCGCGTTTGCCGAAAGGTCAGGAGCGTTGCCCGTCAATTTGTTATTTCTAAAAGAAAATTCTTCAAGCGCGGTGTTAATACTCAGATCACTATTGATTGCGCTAATATCGTTTTCGCCGCAATCAATTTTTACAAGACTAGTATATTTACTTAAGTCGACTGTGCCTTTTAGTGTACCTACACTTCCTGTGACAGGTCTCAGCGTTAAACTCGTAACACTTTCTGGATTTGTTAATGAAATTCCTGGCATAATAATTAAGTAATAATGTATAATGTTCTACTATCTTTAGGCGAAAGTGCAGTATAGTTGGCCTGAGTAATAGTTACAATATTATCTATATCTGCACTTGAAGGTTTTAGATCTAAATCACTTTTAAGAGTTACAGCTTCAACTAAATTTGAATCAGCAACACCGCCCGTGAAAACATATTCAGTTAAATCACCATCAACAAAATTGCCTGCAGAATCTGGAGTCGCTCCATCTGCAACTAAGACTTTTAAACCAACAAACCTGCTACTAGCATCTAAGTTGCTTTTAGCTGCTGCTAAAGTAAGGTACGGGCCTGATCTTTTATCTAAAGATTCTTTCGACGCCGAATTAAAACCTGTTATAATATCAATAGCCATTAGAATTTAAATTGGAAGTTTTGATTGATTGTGGTTGTTGCATTCGATTTGTATATCTTGTAAGCAGTAGACACATTACTTAAGGTTGGTGTAACATTTACACTATCGAATTTCGTAAAGCTTGATGTTACATTTAGTCCATTACCATCTAAAACCGCTGAAAGATCTCCATATGTATTAGGATACGCGAAATAGATAAACTCATTTGTAGCATTTATTGGAGCCGTGGTATCTTGTTTTCTAGCAACCAATTTAGTCAAACCTTCAATACCACTACCAGCACTTAGATCAGTTGTGTCAGTGCCGTGAAAGAATGGATATACCCATCGAATTGTTTTTGTAGATGATGAAGTCGTTTGAGAAGAATTTGTAACTGAAAGAGTCCACGAGTGTTCGCGTTCTGTACCGTCGGCGTTATTTGTTACAGGAAATGCTGGCTCGTCATATGTTGTATCAGCGCTAGTAAGAGCAGGAGAACTAAAATCTGTAGTAAGCGAAATGGAAGTAGGTGTCGTATTCGTATTCCAATTAAAATCTAAATCATATTGTGTGCTTCCTGCAAATTCATATAATTCTGTTGAAGGAGATACATCAAATGAAGTGATTTGGAGTACAGTTCCAGTAATATCGTCTAAAGCATCTAATCTGCTTTCAATACTTTGGACATCTGGTAACGTTATAGTAGAGGTTTCAACGGCAGTCGTATGGCCTTTTGTATTTGAAGAAACAGAAGTGACAACAACAATCGAATCACCAAACGCTGGACTGCTAGTAGTTGTGCTATTAGTACGAGTGGTGTCAAGGTGTTCTATTGTAATAACATCGTTAAGACTACTGACACTTAAACCATCACCATCGCGGATTAAATCGAAAGATGTATCTGGCCCTAAATTTGGAGTAAGAGTAATACGTGCACCGTTTGCTATTCCAGTTGTATTAAAATCTGCATTTATTAATTCGTCGCTGTTTACTTTTTCATCCAGCGCAGTCGTTAAATCTGACTGATCTGTAAGAGTACCATTAATACTACCCCAAACGCCAGGATTACCTTCAAGATAAGATAGACGTGATTCAAATGTCTTATCAGAAAGTTTTACTACATTATTTAAAGTATCAAGCGCAAACAACTTTCCGTCTGCAACGTTAAGCGTTAACTCTCCTACACTTAAGTCAAGAGGATTCGGTTGAGCACCTGCTGTGGTGCTGTTTGTAACTATAATTTTTGCAAATGGCATATTAGTTATTTATACAAATTTAATTTATATTATTCAGTGTAAGTCTAAAACCTCCGCCACCATTACTATTATCATTAGTTCGCATACCTACAACAGCAGTAATAGTAAGCTCTGTCACATCACAAGGCAGATCGAAATATAGAATCTCAGGCCACGTCTTGTAGCCTGTTCCGTATTGAAAATCTGTTCCCTCGAGAGGGTTATAATCAGGCTGAAAAACGTCAATAAAACTACTAGTCCCAGTATTATTAGTAAAGCTGTAGCTTTTATCTGGGATCGCAGTTCCATTAGTCGTAAAGGCAAATCTCACGTACATAACCTTTCCGGAATCCTTCCGCGCACCGTTCCATTCGAGCTTAAAACCGAGCTTTTGAATATTAAAAGTGTCTGGCAGCAGCGCACTTGTGTTAATGGGGCCCCACGATACACCCATATTTTGTGTGGTATATCTACCTCCATCAACAAAAAAATCATCGCTTCTTGTCAGCGCTTGTAATTTAGTAGAGCCCTCATAGCCTGTTGTTGTCGAAACTCGTGGTATTTCCCACATCTTAGTTCTTACGCCAGTGCCGCGACGAAATAACTCAACAACTTCAACTTCTCGACCGGCTGCGTTAGTTGCTCCTGTATCCGAAGCACTGTTAGTTTTGCCATCTAAAAGTACACTATGAGGTAAACACCAATCTATCGACCCTCCGTTTGTGCTACTGACTAGTGTTTGTTCCGCCATAATTACTAAACTGTTATAGTAAGAACCCGTGTTGCGCTGTCGTAGGATGCAGTTACACTCGAGCCAGCAGACCCAGTATATCCTCGATATCCTCGAGGTCCTTGGACCAAGCTTTTCAATTGGAGAAGTCCAGACTCACTAAATTTAAAATGTTCTGCATCTGCCGCTACGTTCAACGCAGTACTAAATAGATTGATTTTGTCGCTATCATTACCTTGCGCGTTTTGCACGTTTATACCATTACCAGCGTGTATACTTACCTGTTGCACATCATCAGGAAGAACCTTAATGATATATTGCGTTACGAGATATGGCTGCATAACATTAACACTGCCCGTCACGCTCGCGGATGCACCAGATAATGTACCAGATAACGTACCAGCGCCGTGTGAGTGCTCGACATCTGCATCCTGCGAAGAAGAAGTAATAGTACCAACAGGTATGTTACTACCGCGATTTGCGCCGTAGAAGGAGGCGTTCTCCTGACCTACGCCTGTGTCAGCTCCTATTATAAATTGATTACCAAATCCTGGTATCGATGGATCACCCTTCGTGTTAACATTGTAGCCGCCATTCCTACTAATTGCTGATCCGAAAGTCGCGTTACCTGCGAAAGTAAGGCCATCATGACTATGAGCCTTAACACCAGTCTGGTCGCCAGTAAGCTTATGACCAGCTGTACTGCCACTTATAGTCACGCTACCAGTTACATCACCATTCCCACTAAAGTCTTGCGAGGTTTTTCCTCCCTCAGTTCCAACACTAAATCCTGTCCCTGCACCTACAGTAACTTTACCGTTAAGATTAGGTAATTTAAAGTTATTTCCTGAATTTGCAGTACCGTATTTATTACTTATTATTCCAAAAAGCTCTGAATACGTATTCTTAGACACATTCTCGCCATTACAGAATTTCCATTTTCCATCAGCAGGTAAAGATGTACCAGCCCACGGCATAATCGTACCAACAGGGACTATATCATTAAACACAAGTGTACTTAAATTTACACTACCTGATCCACCCGCAACTTCTTCCCAAGTTAAATTGCCTTGCGAGTCTGTTCGTAAATATCTACCTCCAGTATAACTGGCTGGCCAAGTATAATCTTGGTTTCGCAGCTTCATTTGGCCCGTTTGTATAGTAAGTTTGGTTGCGCCTTGACCACTTATATCAACCCCTCCGTTATACACGGAAAGGCCGCGGCCTGCCAAAAGCAAGTTCCCGAAAACTTTACTTCCGAAAATACTCTCGTTTCCAGTCAAACTAACCTTACCGTCGATCCTATCGCTATGTGCCGCGTTTACGGCCTCTAAGGAGTCTAATTCCGTTTGCAAACCAGTTACATTAGCAATTACGTGACTGTGATTAGTATCAGCCTTCGTCGATAAATCAATATTTGCTATAGTCTCCGCTACGTCCGCTTCGATCGATGCGAAATCGCTGCCAAGTTGATTAGTTTTAATCCTCCACTGATCAAAAGTATCAGTTTGTTCTACTGGTATAAAATCTGCCATACTCTTATTTATCTATTTTTTCAGTCAATGTTTTTACTAAAGATGCTAATTCAGAAACCTGAGATTTCAAATCTTGTAGTTCGGTTTCTTTTTGTTTACGAAGTTGTTTACGTTTTACTACTTGAGAATAAGCGTTAGAATCGCGATTTAAGATAGCGCCGGTGAACATGTCTTTCTCAAGATTTGTGTTATTCTTTACTATTTTTCTTTGTGCCATATTAATCGAATGTTGCGATTGCTCTAAAGTCTCGTACTGTTGGTACATTAACAATGTCTGTTGAAGTTAATACAATTTTCACTGCAAAGGCCGTAAATTCTAAACCAAACCTTGGATCTGCAGGCCCAGGATTATCATCTTCTAAAGCTTCTGCGTCGAAATCGTATTCAATCTCAGAGTATCTTCCATTCGAATTGACAGGAATATTCTTAGTAGGTCTAATTTCTTCCCATGGGACATCGTCATATTGCGAATCATCTATCTTCAGCTTAATAAGAACTCGAATATTAGAACCAACGCTCGGTCTATTACCCAAAAGATAAATATTTAATCTATCGGCAGGATCGTTAAGTGTCACTGTGCGTGTAATGTATTGAACGTCTGCTGTGCTTGAATCATCGAGGTAAGCGAATCCATCATCAATACGTCCATCATTAGCAGATACACGTGTATCAGTAGTTTCTCCTATAACAAGACCCTGTAATGAAGCAACTGTAAATGTTACATCAGGAGCTCCGCCGCCACCTAATAAACTATCGGGAATAGTGACCACTTCATCTACAGAGTAACCAGTACCACCAGAAACAAGAGTAATATCACTTACATTGCCAGTTGTTGCATCAACAGTAACACTAAATGTTGCTCCTCCGCCAGTAGTGCCGGCACCTACTACTGGATTATAAGTAGAAGCTGTGCGGCTAGAATTAGCAGCAGTAGTAGTAGCGTTGATACCTGTAATTATACCGCGGTCAGAGCTAATAATTCGTGATACTGTTGGATTATTGATAATATTACTTATTCCTAATAGCGATAATCGTGAAAGATCAAATAGAGGAGCTATATACTCAGACGTAGTCGATAAAACAGTAGTAAGTTGAACCTGGGATGCATTTGCAACTGTAATTGGCGCAGCTAAATATTCCGTGCTATTAAAATTAATAGGATATGAAGCACCGGAAGCTGAGAACTTAATCGAAGCGCTAGCAGTAGTTTTAGGAAGAAGCACATTAGATGAGAAAACCACGAAGTTGGAAATTACAAACGATGATGGAGTCCCTAACCCGTTAAACGTTATAGTTTTTGTTTCATCGGTGTCGTATCGTGCTCTATGTAGTGTGAATTTGAAATCGCGATTTTGATCTGGCGTCCAGGTAGATGCGTTCTGCGATTTAAACGATACACCAGCATAAGGATTTTTATCTATTCTCCCCTGTCCATTTACATCGTCTCCTCCGGTTTCTGCCATCCATAGACGATAATCAGGTGAGTTCGATAAAACAACGATTGCATATTCAACACCAGGCTGTAAGTAAACAGGAGCGTCATACACAAACGAAGTTGCGACTGATGCATCTTCTGTAACATTAATAGTATCAATAGTAGGATTTTTAACTACCTTACTAAATGGAACAACGTTCTGTGTTGGAATACCATTTTCTACAGTTACTAAATGTGTCGTAATAGGAATACTGGCGTGTTTCTTTTGGAAGAATAAATCTACTTTAGTAACAGAAGTACCAGTAGGAATTTCTCCAATCACAAAAGACTGCGCGAGTGGATCATAGTATCTAACATTTACATCTCTATCAACACCAGTAAGAGTACGTTCTTGAGATAATCTTTGCTGATCAAATTCAGGAATTCTTGTAGAAAGAATAGTTGATTGCTTTGTTTCGATTAATCCAGTCGCGTTATATGTTGCGAAAGAGTACGTAGTAGCTTCTGTAATAGAATTCTTAGGTGAATCGGTAAGAGTAACATTTCTCTCTCCTGTCTTAAATTTAATCTTAGCGTTATTAGGTATAAAGCATGCAACATTAATTCTACCAGCAGCATCTGTGATTAACTCCACTCTTGTTGATAGACCAGCTATATCAGCAGGTTCATCATTTAAGTAGGATGTCACCGCAGCATTTTTGGCCGCGTATGGAGTAGAAGCTGCTGCGGTGTCACCATTCCCATCTACGAGTTTTGTGCAATACTCGCTAATATCAACCCCATCAAAGAATACGTACATTTTTGTAAGAGGTTTAAACATTTCTCCGTGTATCTCAATTCTACGTGAACGAATGAAAGGTACGAAAGAAACATCTACAACTCTTTCGCCAAGATTTTCTTGTTGATCTCTAAAGCTCATAGTAGTTCTAATACCATCTCGTGAGTCTTCACTCGTCGTGGTTGTAGTCGTGATAGTACCTCTAAGTGGTCTCCAATCGTTACTCCCAGTTAGTTCTCTCTTAGCCACAAGACGAGCTCGTCGCGCTGCAGCACTGCCGTTCTTATCACTACGAGCAATCTGAACATTTTCTACTTGAGAATCAACGCCAGTCCAGTCAGTTTCCCATTCACTCCACTTAGTTCCAATTGCGCCTGATTCTTGAGCAAGAAATTGTATCGCGTCTGCAGAACCAGTAGAATTAACAATCACATCAGGCCTTACTCTTGTTTCTTTCCATTCATCTGTTGAAGGATTAAGTTTAATAACTCCAAGCCATGCAGCTAAATCAAATGGATTGACGCTTTCTGAAACACTCGCATAAGGCTGTGTAATTAAAGGAACTTCGGTATATGACAATGAAACAGTCTCCTGAGATCTATAAGCACTTTCTACTCCAAGTAATAAATTAGTTGTACTATAGGAAGGACGTAGGATGCCAGTCGCGGGTTCAATTGCACATTTATAATCAGAATCAAACGGGTTGCCAACGTTGTGACCAACAAAGCTATCTACAAGAATACCATTCTTAAATCTTTCTTCTCCTCCTTCTGTGAAGATTTTCTTTTCACTAGCTTCTTGCTCAAGCAGCGAAAGCGAAGTATAGTACTCCAAATTCTTTACTCGCTTTTCGATTGTGCCGATATCTCTCATTGTGTATCGACGATTATCGATGAACTTCGTAGTAATATCACTAGCATCAAACGTATAGGCAGGAACAAACAATTCATAGAGAGCCATTGAATCTCCAGGCGTTTGAGGTACTATTGGATCAAGAGAAGGCGTTCCTTTTACGACACCAAAATCGCCAATATTTGAAACGACCACCTTATCGTATCTTGGAAGAAAGACTTCTACTTCATCAAATTCTACAACTGTATCTGGATCCAGCGTACTTCTAGAATCAGTAGAATTAATGTAAGGTCTAAAGTCTAAGACATCAGCTAAGAATGAATTTCCGTACGTAGGAATCTCGTTATACTCAATGTTACCCGCTACATAACTGTTAGCGCAAAAGAAGTCACCTTTTTGAGATACCGTTGCATCCGTTGGACTATTCCAGTTAAAGTAACGATACACGATAGATAACTTTTTACCATTTAAATCAGTTGATCCAGTATAAGTGATCTTACCATCTTGGTAATAATTATCCCTTTGCCCATCATCGAGCGTAAACTGCGATGTGTAATCTGCTAATTCCACTCCATCCGCATCCACCTCCGTAATACTTACTATATCATAAATATCGAAATTAGGCAAGTCTATATAAGAACCACTAGTAAAAGCTACACTTGGTAAAGTTAGAGTATGTGTATAATTTATACGAGTCTTAGTACCTGCTACTGGTGTTGTTTTTTGTATAGGAAATATAATTGTTGAAACAGCACCATCGAATGTAAGTGAACCAGTTGCCGTATCTGGAATTGTTGTTAAATTCCTCACGGCCCCGGACGAACTAAGTCCAATATAATTTGAAGTTGCGTCGGAGTATAAACTATAACCAGTAGGAGCAGCTGCTATAACAGTTGTACCACTCAAGCCAGTCTGCGTATATTTGTAATTTACACTATCTACGTCTATTGACTTTACTGTATCGTATGGAAGTGGAAAAAGTAGATTATTGTCGTTTGATTCTAATAGCTCAAAAGCTCCACCGGACAGCGGTGCAAATGTAAATGTAGCAGTAGAAATTGAAGTGGCTTGACCGAGAAAGCCGCTTGCAATATTCACATCATATATATAAAGATGATATACACCAGCGCTTATCTTTTCTAAAGAACGAACTTTACATGTACCATTTGTTCCGGACATATTAATAGCATATGTTACGCTTTGATCACTAAAATCTGGCAGTGCACTTCCTCCTGTAATATTACCAACAACGTAATTACCAAGAGCGAGAGTAGCAAAAGATTCACCTACTATTTCTGTATCTCTTGCTTTTTCTACTTGAATCTCTTTCTTGTTCTTTAGATGAACTCTATATCCTTGAACATAAGCGATAGAAGGTTCTAAACCAGCAAGGTAATGTCTTTCGCCATAAATTAAATTAGTATCACTACCTAGATCAATCTTCTCAATATCATCCAAATCTGTAATATCAGACGCGCTATATCTACCTCTATTACCTACCTCATCATTTAGATATTCCCTAAGATCAAGCTTAAAAGGTTTCAAGCAATAGTCACCACTTTCTTCAGATGTACGATCAGCGAACTTTCTATCAAGTTGCGTATATTCAGTACGAGCTGGCTTTACGACAACATCCAAATCAGTCTTGAATAAAGTTATATAGGATTGAACATTGTCTACAAAGAAAACACCGGCGTTATTCGTAACAAGCGCATCGTCGAGGTCAGTTAAAAATGCTAGTTGGAAATCTATCTTATACCTATCAGCGCCAGGTGCGGTTTCATTCGGATACCCTGTTGCGTTATCTAATAGCAATGGATCAGTCACATAAGTAACAATCGTGTCTGTTACAATAAAGGCGACTTTACCATTTAGTGTATAGTCTTCTGAGGGTTTAGCAAAATAAAGTTCTTCCGCCTCATTATAAACAAATTCGCCATTAACGAAATATACTCCTGCCTTTGTTTTTACCACTGCAGCATGACCAGTTGATGCAACAGTAGCGAATGATGTTCCTGTATTAACTAATTCAGTAGGATTTTGACTATTATCATTTGGATCTACAATAGCGTTATCTAATTCGATTACATCAGTTGCAACGAATTCTTGAATGTTATTGCCACTTCCATTTTGCACCGATGAATTATAGCGAATAAAGAAACGATACGTATTTGTTTCTGCTAACGCTTCATAACGTAAAACTGACGCCTCTAAACCATTAGTAGTTTGTATCTTTAATATCTGATCAAGGTATGTAGTAATCACTTCAGGAGTAGCAGGAGCAATACCATCCAGAGTAATATCAATGTACTTGGCATTATTGTCTAAACTTCCCTCCCCATCGAGAACAGGCCCCTCTTTATAAACACTCTGACCGAACTTATCTATCTGTGACTGCAGGATAGACTGCATTTGATTTAATTCACGAACCTGAACACTTACACCAGGTTTGAATAAAATTCTTAAATAATTTTTACCTTCAGCACCAGTAAACTGAACACTATTGGTATTGAAATCATCATTATAAGGAGGGACCGCGTATGTTTTAATTGCCATTAGAATTGAATAACTAGTTTAATGTCTTCTTGCTGATTGTTGTTTCTTAAAATTGCTTTTCTATTTTCAAGAAAAAGTGCTTCGCCTGTGCCTGGATTATATTCGCCTTGTCCTAAAGTACTTATTGCATAGTTTGTGCTGGTCGTTCCAGCAGGTGTTGTAAAATTAACATTTCCACTTGCAAGGAAAGGTTTTTCGTTAATTTCTCCACTTGAATTTTGGTGATAATACACTCGATTAGTGGTTGTATCAACATAATCTAAATACGCTTTTGCTGCGTTTGTCTGGTGTTCGATAACTGTACCAGCGTCTACAGGTATTCCACTTACATCACTTACATTAGACAATTCCAAATATTGGAGAGTATCAAATATACTTAAAGATGCATCGGCAGGAGTATCGTTATCTGTGCGGGTTGCACCTTTTACAAGACTTACTTGTCTAAATGCCACATTGATTGGCGCTTCACCGCCTAAGTTTCCTTCGTATGATCCAAATAAACCGGCGTAAAAACTAGGCAAGTCACTTCTTGGAGAAAATCCAAATCCAGAGATTGGCGCAACTAATGGTCTAATGTCAGTTTCTATACCATCAACAATAACTGAAGCGTCTGCGTAACCGCCAGGCCATTGATCATTTGTAATTTTAATTTCAGTAATTGAACCACTTAAAATAGTTACATCGTAATGCTGGCCATCAGTACCGCCAGATCTTATGTTATCGTCTGTGACTATAGCACCTGTTGAGTCTTTTCCAACTAATCGAATGTCTTCTGTTCCACCAACGCCACTACCTCCATCGACAACCTTAAAGCCATATACAATACCTCCAGTCGCATTAGATGCATCTGAAGCTGGACTGCTGAGCGGTGTAAGATCAGCAGGGATGTCAACAAACTGATCTGTGTAAAAATTAGACGTACTATCTAGATCACAAACATATGCCCAAAGATAGCCATCAGTTTGTATGCCAGGTGAAGCGTATGTAGTCACTGTAGGATTAACTGAACTCGCAGTAGCACCGTCATTATTTAGACACACAAAAATCTTATCGACATTATCGACCGTATGTGTCATATAGCACGGATAATACGCCGATGCGCCGATTGTTTCGAAGTTAAAGATGTTAGGATCATAAGGATCGTAGACCTTATATACTCTACCACTGCGCCATTGGTTGCGCGGTATTACACTAAAGGTTTCTTCTACCTTTAAAAGAGAAATAAGATTTTTCAGAGTGTCTTCTTTTTCAATTAATGTATTAGTTGGAAGAGGCACTGCATAATTCAAGTTCGACTCGTCAACACCATTAAGTGTTGGCCAAGGTTCCGTTTTTCCGATACCGATAAAATAATCATCAGTAGTACTATCTTCAATATCGTTAATGAATAACTCTCTTGAATTTTTTCTAAATTGGTTTGTAATAATTGCTGACATAATGTTATTTATAAAGATTAATCGATTGCTGATATATAATTACTCGAATAGGTTTATTATAGTGTAAAGCTAGAGTGAACCTTTTCTGTTCCTCCATTCGTCGCGTTGTAACCAAACTTCCAATACCAACCACTTGGGACAATCATAGTAACCTGCGCTCCAGAATCACCACGCTCGTCACTATAGATCCGAGTTTGACCTACTCTTGCACCCCCACTCCCAGTCATACTTGCGTTCGGATTGATTTCACCTAACAAATATGCGATATCCGCGGCGTTGGAATAGATAGTAAAACTTACCCACAATGGCCTGCCAGTATCGTTATATTGTATTACATCGGTAACAGTAGAGTGTGTAAGACTGTTGTATTCTCTTGCAGGATCGAGGGCCGTGATATCGCCGCCAGAAGAAACTCCATCAACCGCATCAATTTTTGTTAAAAGAGATCGATGAACACCGACGCCGTTAGTCGTACTTAACATTCTATAATCAGAATTTTGTCCAACGCCCCATAGGTTATCGTCTTGATCAACTCCTACAAATGAATTCTGACTGTTATAACCGAAGAGTTGGAAATCCTTTATAAAGACTCTATCCTCTTTAACCATTTTTGTAAATGTGCTACGGTCAGTTAAATCGCCTGTTCCTAATTGGCCATATCCGTTATAGCCTGATACAAACACTGTTCCATCATTTTTAAGAATATACGCCGCAACATAGTTATCAGGGCCAAATAGTTTTACTTTCTTATTGTTTGTTCCTAAAGCAGCTATAGTAGTAGGAGAATTTCTCTGAGTTAAATCACCTGTTCCTAATTGACCAAGCGCGTTGTATCCAAACACTGTAATACTACCATCAGTTTCTATGACAATGGTTGAAGCATTTGTACCGGCTGTGCTTATTTGAGAAACACCATTTGTAAGTGTAACTTGTTGAAATAACAAACCGTGAGTCGTATTGCCTAATCCTAATTGACCATAAGTGTTATCGCCTGCAGCCCATAGATCTGTCCCATCCACGATAAATACCGATTTGTTAGCCTCAGTGCTATTGGCCACAAGATAATCTCCTTCTCGACCAGTATCAGCAAATGATGACTGTGATGTGCTATGTCCTAATCCTCCATTATAAACGGCACCGCACGACCATACTTTTCGATCTTCAGTGATTATAAATGACTTGCCATAAGAAACACTACTAAATGCAAATGCCTTTTCAGCTTTACCATTTGCCGCGCCCTCACCAAATCCTGGAATTTGTCCAGGTGACATATTCACTGCGTTGTTATAAGTCTGCGCTGATCCTCTTCCTAATTCATTCGCACCATTATTTCCCCAAGAATAAGCTGTTCCATCATTTAGAATAGCAAGACAATGCACATAGTAAGTGTTTCCATTTCCTACTGATAACCATGCAACATCTTCAAGAATCAATTGAAAGCTTTTTTGCTCGCTCAGATTGCCTTGACCAAGCTGGCCAGTACCACCATACCCTGCACCGAACACTCGTCCTCTATCTGTTAACACGAATGCACTAACTAGGTTATTACCTGAATAATAATACTCGATTACCTTTTCACCGGTTTGTAATGGAATTTGCACACGAGAGTATGAAGGTATTGTCGCAGGAGATGCGCCATTCAGCTGATACGTACTTCCACCACCAGAGAAGATAAAACTACCATCTTTCGAAATATAGCTAGAACCAAAGAATGTGCTATAGCCTTGATGATTCGGTGGATCAAAGAAAAATCCAAAGGAATTATCATACGACTTATACGTGCTAATTGCATTTGTCTTATAATTCTCAATGGTGTATTTCTGACCCATATTAAAATATGTGGTGTTATGCGCTGGACAAGGCAACTTAACTATACTTCTTCCATTAAGTTCAAATTTTATTGTAGTAGGAGTATTAGCATCACCAGTGCGTTGTTCAACTGTGAATGTTTTTTCTCCTACTAAGTCTGTCGAATATAGAAATCCAGTCTCCTCATATTCACTGCCCCATGTATAAGTACCAAAAATGGTATTTGCATTCCAATCAACTGTTATCGTAATGTGATCTATTTCTTCGTTGGATGAGGCGCCATAATTCCAATTATTTACTATGCTTATAACTGATTTAGATACATTATCTGGAATTTCAATTGGAAATACACCAGACCAGTCAGTTGCGCCAGTTGTGGTTGGAGCCTCACTCGTCCATACAGATGGATCACCCTGAAAAGTACTTGTGTTTTCATCAACATATCCTTGCGGGCTCTGCTCGGACAACTGTGAACCAACGATCTGAATAATATCAACATCTGGACTTAACTCAACTCGTTTTGTACATTGAGCTCCAATGATTTCGAATTCTACACCTTCGTCGGTGCTTCTATTAAGATTAAAGTCGATTTCAATTTGAGTTTGACCTTCATTAACTGGCACTAATAATACCTGATCTATTTTAGTTCCAGTAACCGCACCGAGATCGCCGTCGTCTATAAAATCAGTTTTTAATAAAGGTTGTTTCGAGCCACCTGGATATGATATAAACATTTCAGACTTGCGCTCAGTATTGTTAGCGTGCATACGAGCATGAACTCTAATAAATAACCCTCGAATATTTTGATTAACGAGTCCATCACCTGTTAGATCAGCAAGAGGAAATTGAATAGAGCCTGATATTTCATGATTCGCGTCATCACGTCCATCCGACTGCTTCCATGTCGCAAAACCAACTCGTGAAGTATTATACTCATCTGAATTAAACGTATTTGCAACCGTTTGCTCCATAATGCCTGGATTGAAAACACCAGACTGAGGATTGCTTTGTCGTGCTTCGTTGCCAGTAGATGTAGTGTCGATGTCTGCAGTCGCATCTGCGCAAGTAAAATAGCGGTGATAGTGATCTGGGCAATCTCTTGCAGAACTATTACCAAGGCCATACCATAAAAGATTCGTGAATGTAGCATTACTTGCCCCGCTAATTGGCATGTACTCCATGTCAGCACCGTAATTGCCAAAGTTTCCGGTAGTCCATTCCGTACCGTTATAGTACATTGAATCGCCATAGGAAGGAGTTACGCTTGAGTCTACATCAGTATGATTATTACTAAATAGCTTGTGCGGTGTTATAGTTGAAGCAGTAGTTTGAAATCCTCCACTGTTTGAATCATAAATCAAGAAGTCGTTTGCTTGGATACTCTCTGTTCCTACTAATTTATTAGCAGTGATGTTATAATCGTCTATCTTAGTTGTCGTTACTGCACCTGTTCCAATCTGTCCTTCCAGAATTGTGTTAAGTGATAGTGTATTATTTGCAAAAGTAAAAGCCAAAGTATCGATCTCGGTTTCACCAATCTTTCCTTCTACTTCTGCAGTAAGATCACTAAGATCATTGGTTAGTGTAGTGTCAGCAGCACTTCTAGTCGCGGCCTCGGCAGCAACGAGACTATTAGCATGATTTTTGGCCGCTGTAAGATTGGCGGAATCCGCAGCGGTGCGCGCTGCGGTTTCTGCACTATCAGCACTATCAATGTATCCTTTATTTACAAGTGATGTCGTAGCGCTTCCATTTGTACTCAGTAAAGTAGGCTGAAGTAGCGATATTTTATCGTCACGCAATTGAAGTACAGATGTTAGTGTTGCAACACTACCTGTTGTGGTGCCTCCCTTTAATTGAAAATCTAATAGCTCTTGATTACTGTCAACAGAAGATGTAATTCTCGCAGAAGAGCCAGCTCTATCAGGAATACCACCTGTATGATTAAATGTGATATTAGCATCACCGTAACCATCATTAAGTGTAAGACCAATGGTACCTCCTCCATCAGTGCTTGCACCCGAATCAACATATCCTGCAATAATATCGTGGCCCGCTCTTAACACCCCGCCTGTTGTCCACGATGGCGCACCAGTACTTAGATTATCTTCAAGCGCAGGTTTAAGATCATCTATTGTTGCTTTATACGTATCCAGCCCGCTTTGTCCATCTGATTGTACTATTGCCAATAGCTCAGTGCCAGTTGGAGTTGATGGAACCGCGTTCAGTTCCGATATTTTGATTTCAGCCATAGTTATATTTATACGATTATTTTATTTTATTTATTATTTTATTAAGTATGCATCGCCATTGGGGTCTGTCGCATCCTTATCTTCAGTTGTTATATCTTTAAGATCTTCAGTGTTCAAGCGAAGATTGTCTATAAGAGATATATCAATAATAGATCTTATGTTATTAAAAATATTTTGATTATTGAAAACCGCTTCTTCAAACGTAGTGTTTAAATAAGGTCCAATTTCGTTTACATCGAAAAATTTAAGATTTTGTAAATAGTCTCCGCGAGCAAATGCATTCCTATCCTTTGTTGTTATATGAAGAAGATGAAGTGTCGATAGTACCATCCTTTGATATGAAGGATCATTGGGCCCAAGACCAAATTCGAAAGCTTCAATAATCATTTCAAGGAACCTTAAGTCTCCAGTTAACCAACCCGGCTGAAAGAGTGGCATGTGGTGCGCGTTAGCACTTGCATCTAAGATAGATGGTGGTGTCAAACCTTCCATCCAATCAAGATCAATCAGAGGATCCTTAGTTCTATAGGTTTGTTTGTATCGTGCACTATCAAACGTTGTCTTATATTGTCTTAATACTTCATCAAACCGCACTTTCGGGCCAAGCCAATTGTTTTCTAGAGAAAGTATATAAAGCACGGCCGCGAAGAATTTCAGGCCAGCGGGGTGCACCATTCTAATATATTCGTTTTCCCATTGATCAGAAGATAAACCAACATTAATAACATAAGAAAACTCCTGCCAAAAATCACCATCATGCAATCGATTAATGTCTGAAGCAAAACTATGTTGATTTTCATATGTGCCAATATTTCTTGGCGTATAGGTGTGTCTAACATTATTTCCCGATGAAAATAAATCAGACCTAGAATCTCCCCATCTTACCTTTTGTTTTTCAACTGCGACTGATTGAGTATACTCAGCCTTTATACGCACAGTTGGTCCAACTCCAGATTCATTTAATGTGGGGCCCGTAAATTCAATAAATGAATCAATTTCATGACCTGATAATATGTTTAAAGTATACGCTTCTTTTTCAGCTTCAACCAACTTTAATCCATTTACATAACTTCCATCTTTATTCTCAAATGTTATTTGATAAAAGTCTAACGCTATACCTATATAATAGTTATGTAATTGCAAAACATCGGCTGCTGAAAGAACAGTATTATAATACTGAACATTCGTCATAGATCCTTTAAAAGGATAACTATACCCTTTGCCAATTTGAATATTTGTATTAGAATCAACATCTAAATGCACGCTAGTGTCACCTGAAATAATAGTTTCCCAAGCGCCACCATCAACTGACACTTTAATATAGCCTCCTTTACGCGCCTGCTTTCCTGTCAAAGCAACAGTGTGGTATTCGTTATCGATTGGAATAGTGGCTTGTGAAGAAAAGTTCATAGCTGCAGATGAGCCATCAATTTCTACAGGTGTATTTACAAACGCGTTCTCCGTTGGCGAACCACTTTCGTTAAACCATTCAATATTTGCCGAGAACACATCTTCACTGGTGTCTTCTGAATAACACAGAATTACACCTGTAGAAGAAAACGTCTGTGTTATTAAATTCCACACTGCTGCGCCTTTAAACACCCACTTATTCCCATCATAATATATTTTAGCAACCGGCCAATTTTCTACAGTGCCGAATCCCGTATTTTCGTCCCAAGTGGTGTATGGTGTTGCGAGCGATGTCGAAGTCGCGCCAAAGTAATAAATGTTATCTACATAAAACGGTTTACCGTTATATAGTCCAGTGCCGCTAGCGTATGCAGTGTTTTTATAATATGTTTCTCCAGAGGATGCAGTATTTCCTAAGTTTCCTCGCCAATTGTTCATCGACTTAAAGTTACGAATACGGATATTGCTTCCATCTGCTACGATCATTGGATTATCGATATCAACAAATTGTCGACCTAATTTACCTGTATCTCGATCTATGTATAATTCATGACCTGCACGATCCTGCGAAATCTGTGAAGCTGAAAACATACCTTGATATTGCCTACCGCGTGATTCTCTTTTTACTCTTGCGACTATGGTGTGGTCATTTGTAACAAGCCCTGAAGACTGATTTCCAACTGTGCCTAGATTAATATAATCATTGTCTCCTCCAGGAAAAACAAATTCGGAGATTTCTTCATTATATGTAACACTTCCTCGAATATTCCCTACCCAAGGATAATCAGTATTCGATATCCAAGTGGCGTCTGTAGCATTTTGTTTACTATCAAAAGCAATCTGTAAACCTTCTTCTATATTATCATAATCGAAAGATGCATCAACATTAACAAAACTAGATAGTTGACCGGTACCTAATTTGTTTCCTTGTGCATCATTAACGTTAAAGAGAGTATTATTATCTTCAGTTTTTAAATCGCCGGATAAAAGATTACCAATGATTTCAAATTCTTCACTATCGTCGCGGGGTTTCCACGCGCCATCAGAAAGTTTAAATAGTCTTTCCTTTGGATATACTACAGTTACAGCTTCATCAAAGAAAATACGAAAAAACGCGTATAAGCTATCCTCTGATCCTCGAGTTGAATAGAATTTAACAATCTTTTTGTAAAGAGAAACTTGATCAAGCACCTTTGAGTTTGGCACGTTTTTCGCTATTTCTCTTCCAATACTATCTATGTACTTTGCTGAAACTCGATCAATGTCGTGATTATCGAGAATAAGATTTATTTCATACGAAGGAAGGCCTTCTGCATTTAAATAATTGTAATAATCTTTAAGTAAATGAATAAGACCTTGTGCCTTACCTATAAGCTGCTCGGGTATAAGAGTGTTTGTCCGAGTTGTTTCAAGGTTTTGAGGAACAACAGAATCAGAGACAGACGCAACTGCAATAGCAGATTGTGTAGTTGAAATATTTGTATATGAAACTATGTCATTAGTAACACTATAGGTTGCATACTCTTGATACGTAAAGTTACCATAATACGCGAATGACGGTGGGTTTGCAACTCCATGATTCATCTCATTTGAAGGCATATAAAATACCTGGTTCAATCCTGTAAATGTATGAGAATGATATGCTCCGCTAATCAATGACTCATCGGTATAAAGAGGATAAAAATAACCCACGGTTCCGGACGTATTCCCGCTATTGCTTTCACCTTGTAAATAATAAACTGCCCCAGAGACAGTGGGTGATGAACTACTGCTCGAAGATCCAGAAGAACTACTTGATCCAGAAGAACTACTTGATCCAGAAGAACTACTTGATCCAGAAGAACTACTTGATCCAGAAGAACTACTGCCCGATGAAGAATGATATGACATAAATTTTAATAGCTACCTTCAACATTCTTAGCGATGTCGATTAAATGTATTATAGTCAATTGCTCCAGAAGAACCAGCGACCGCTATAGCATCAACTTCAGCACCTATAAATGTTTTCTGAATATCAATTGAAAGCAGATTGTTTCGTTTTGAAACAATATCATTTGAAGAAGGCGAAACGTAAATGTTAATTGATTCGTTTTGCTCAACAGGAAGCGCGTTTAAACTAAGTTGGCCTTCTTCGAGAAATAACGTGCCAATTGATTTATATACTTTAATTCTCTCTCCAGCAGATGATTCACGATAAGCATACACATTTCTTCCTGCTGATCCATCAGTTTTTCTTTCATCTGCTAAACGATATGTTACACCACCAAATTCCCACGGGTCAGAAGTCATTAAAGATTCATCTTCATCTTCATCACCGTATAAAGTCATATCAAAATTCAATTGCATTGGAGTAAGATTAGCATAAACGATGTCAAGTGTTTTATACACAAACACTCGAATAACTGAATTAAGAATTGAAAAGTCACTATTATCAATAAGAGAAAGCAGTTGAGAAGAACGAAAGACACCATCGAACCTTTGTAGTTCTTCAGCGTTAAACTCTTCAATTGCTCCTCGCACTTTTGTTTCTAGTTGCCCTTGAGATAAGCTCGTACGATTTGAATCGTACTTAAGCAAAACATCAAAGTATAATCGTGTAAAAGTAGGATCAACTATTTTTGGCAGAATCGCAACTACTCTTTTTGTTTTTAGCAAATCCATGATATCAGCCTTTGTCTGCACACTCAGAAAATCATCTTCAACGGGCTTAGCACTAATAAAGACTTTTCCAAATTCTGGAGGATTATTGTCTTGTCCGCCCCAAACAGAAAGTGATTGAATACCTGTGATGTTTTGACCAATGATTGATTTATAATCATCGATAGTCACTGTTCTGTTTTGTGCTATAAATGAAAGTGGTGCATTAAATCGAATACTTTCAACTCCTTCACGAGAAGTACCGCCTGATGCCTTTGAAATCGTTGAGATCGACGATGGAGAAGCTCCAACACCAGCCCATTCAAAGATCGATGCGTTATTTGCATCAGCACCAAATGTACTCAAATATTTAAAATCAATAATATTTAAAGCATCGGGTTTTTTGCCGAAAACGTTATCGCCAAAAGAAATCTCATAATGGTTATCGTAGTTTTCTTGAATAAAGTAAACTGCTGAGTCGGGTCCAACATCTCCTATTTGATCAAATCTTGTGTATGACTGGAACGCGTTCGACCTGCTATTATCATATACATCAACACTCAATTGAGAGATATCGATCGTTGTATCGTTAATCTCAAAATTCTGATTAATCGACCCCTCATCTACAACGTACTTATTATGCTTAATCCGACCTTGATAAATTTCAACGGCGGGGAAAACATATGAATCACTTACTGTATCAAGCTGTGTGGTGTAATCTTCAATCGTTATAAATGTGTATGTTACATCATCAACAATCGTTGTAAACTTAAGACCAGACGTAATAGAATAAGTATCTCTACTTTCATTTATATCTCCCGGAAATGCAATTGAAAGTGTTGCCTTTGGTGCAGTAACTGACCGCGGAACATAACCAAGAAGCTTTGCACGTGAAACAACGTTACCGCGTATCTGAGCCGAATCAATAAAAGACTCGTTCATGGTGTTATGCGCAAGGATAGCGTTATAGTGCGTGTTATACGCCAGAACATCAAGTAATTGATTCAGACCTGAGCCTTCAAAATCCCAGTCTTGATATTCACCGCCAGGAAGCTCTTTCAAGTAATCCTTTAGATTGCTTTTAATCTTGTCAAAATCGAGTTCTGTTACGTTAAGTTGTTTCATGTCTATCTAAGTCGTTCTAAATAAAAGTTAATTTCTTCTTGAGTATCTGAAAAGATAATTCTAAATGATATCGTAACCTGATAGGCATTCCTATCAGAGTTATCAAAAACCTGCACGTTAATATTTGTTATTCTTGGTTCGAACTTCTTTAAAACACGAAGAGCTTCTTTTTGAATAGCAACCGCGGTAAAAGTATCTGCAGGCTCAAAAAGCAAAGCAGTAATGTTTGATCCAATCTCAGGTTGAAACGGCCTCTCCCCTTGATTCGTTAAAATAAGATTACGGACAGCTTGCTTCACCGCCTCGATATCTTTGAATGCAATTACGTCTTTCAGATTAGGATGTATTTGAACACCTAAAGGCAAGTCTGCATAAAGATTCCTTTTCAGAACATTTGAAGACCTTTCCTTATTATAGTCTGAAAGTATGTTTGACATATATAATCTATTTATAATACTTTCATGGTTTCAAAGCTGAAAAATCTCGCGCGAGATTTCGAAGACAATTTGAATATGCAGTGATGAACTTGAGCAGGTATGGTATGTGAAATGTATTTCTCAATTTGTAATGGCCGGTAATGATTATGCTTTATAGGCTTGCAGATCAGCCATAATCTGTTTATGTTTTTCTATCACTGCGACATAACCAGTAAGTACTCCATCGTGGCCGCCCGGAGTTGTTTCAACAAGAGCATCACCTTCTTCTTTGACTATGACTATTTTTTTATTCATGAAAGCTTCACGTTCTTTTGCTTCACCTTCAAGTCCATTCGGCATATAAGCACCATAAGCAACCGCGTGATTAATCGCCATAATTTGATCGTTATATTTGTCATACTTTAATTCTTCAGAGTGTGCAATAAGATATTTCTTGACTAGTCCCTTCGCCATTTTTCTTCTAATCTTACCAGCGTTGTACCAGTCAATAAGACTTATTCCTTTTGCCGCGGCTTTCGTGGCTTCTTTCCCTACTGATCCTCGGCTATTCTTAAACGAAGTTGCGTCATTATCTCTGGCAGCAAATTCTGTATCATTCGATCCTCCGCCCTGTCTGAGAATTCGTTGTACTTCGAATCCTTTTTCTCGAAGTAGCTCTGAGTATTTATTACGATAATGATTTAATTCTTGAGCTCGGAACTCTCTCGCGCGATGTAGATCTTGTGCAGATGTATCGACCTTAGGACTCACGCTAGGCTCCTTCTCTTTCTCGATTACGGTCGGCACCACTTCTTCTACCTTCTTTGGAATATCTGCAGCTACGGTAGGCTCCGCGGCTTTGACTTTCACCTTTTCTACTTTGCCTTCAGGACTGACTTCCGGCGCTTCGATATTAGGTACATCCTTACAGAAATCGAACTTATCTTCTACTGCACCTGCTACATCACTTAACGCATCCCCTGCCGCACCTGCAATATTACTGACAGCGCCGGTCACGAAATCGTTAAGATCTTCTTCAAAGTTATCGACTAAACTCTTCGCTGCCGCAACCTTCTCCATCATACCATCTATATCGATATCAGGTAGAGAATCACCCCACCTTTCTTTAAAAGCTGCCTTCGCCTCTACAAGTTCTTCTCCTACCTTATCACGTAACTCCTCAAGTTCTTTTTTGAAGTTAGGAATTACGGGAGGCACCGGAATCGCGGCGAGCAGAGCATCTTTCATCTCATCTGCCTTTGCCTGAAGATCAGCCATAGCCGCCGCGCCTAAAGAAGATAACTCGGCAACCTTCGCATTCAAAGCCTCCTTCT